TGGTAATGGGAACCTCGTTTTATTTTTAGTCGCAACGCTCTTATGGCTTCATCCACGACACTAAATGCAGATATTTGTCGTTATATGTAAAAAAACATAAAAAAGTACAAACAAAACCAACTACAAAACCCCCTATACCACAAAACAAAAAATCGTACCGTCTCACACTATATCTAGTGGTTCCACGTGGAACATCACCATTTTGTATACTAGATGTTGTGCTTGACAGCCCCGCGCACCACACGTCATAGTCGGGGCAACACGAATATTGGGGGTCATTAATGAACTTGGTCGTAGCTGAAGCAATCCGTTTCCTGGCGAATATCCTTCTCGGGATTGTTAATTTCGAGCGAATACTCGCAACGGTGGAACGGTGGGCTGATAAGGAAATCGCCAGCGCGGAAAAACGCGAAGGGGTAGTAGCGGAGCTTTCGGTAATCGGTATCGAGCTTTCCGAGTCCCTTTGTCGGGCGGGTGTAGAACTCGCGGTCCAGTACCGAAAGAAGATGGCCGGATGAGTATCAAGGACAAAGTTTCCCTGACAACGGATGCCGGCACCAACGGCAAGTCGGCTTTGTGGCTGGCGATGTGGGCTATCTACTCGATGCCCGAGGGAACACCAAAGCACGTCCTGCTCGGGTGTTGGTTTGTCTGCATGATCGCGATCAACTACTTCATGCGTGGATCAGGACTCTCGAAACGAGACAGCGAAGACCTGATTGATACCACTGAAGTCCTTCAAGAAGTTCTGAAGAAGGGCCGCGAGTGAAAACGAACAACGCCGGCATTGCGTTGATTAAACGCTTTGAAGGCTTGAGCCTTCGGGCCTACAAATGCCCAGCCGGTGAGTGGACGATTGGGCACGGACATGCCGGCCCCGATGTTGAACCAGGAATGGTCATCAACGAGCGCGAAGCCGAGCAATATCTTGTTGGTGATCTACTCAAATTTGAGCATGGTGTCGAAGACCTTCTTGACGGCGTTCCCGCATCATTCAACGAATTTTCAGCAATGGTGGCCCTGGCCTACAACATAGGACTAGGTAACTTCCGAAAATCATCCGTTCTCAAATTCCATAAGCAAGGCAAGAAGATCCTTGCCGCTAACGCATTTCTTCTCTGGATCAAGGTCAACGGCAAACCCCTTACCGGTCTAATCAGACGCCGCAACGCGGAAAGGTCGCTTTATGTTTCCTGAGTCTGATCCAGAAGAAAATCTAGAACGGGAGTTAACCCCTTCGGATATTCAGAATGCCAAGATCAGCATATGGGCGCTTGCCGCTTTCATTCTGATCCTCGCTCTTTACCTTCCGGGATGCGTCAGCGCCCCGGTAAACCTTCCCCCGATTCCGGCAGACTCCTGCCCAAAGCTCTCCATGCCCCCGGTTCCGCAGCAAGCGAACCTCAAGATCGATGGCGACAAAGTCGAAGCCGACGATGGTGGGGACATGCTGCTGCGCGGTTATGTACGTGCGCGGGGCTTATTGCGATGACAGCTTGTACGTGCCATGTCTCAGGCAGCGTGGTTTTTGAACGCGATGACCACACCCCAACCGGTGGGATGTTGGGTGTCGAATGCCACGACTAGGAGACTGATATGTCAGATGGAAGCGATTGGACTAAATACGGGGGTTTCGTTCTTGCAGCACTCAGCGCCCTAGGTGGGTTTCTGGGAAGCGCAATGAACTCGGCCAGCGAAGACGCTCAGGTCAGAACAAAGCTTGAACAGTTAGCAGTCGCATTTCACGAACACGACAGTAACGAGCGAGAAAACGACATCAAAACCAGTGAGCGTCTTGCCAATATCGAAGCGCGAGTTCAAATGCTGGAGAAGACCAAATGACCTGGATCATTTTGTTTCTAGCTCTTTGGTTAATTTTTGATGTTGTATTGAATTATTTTGGGTAGCCCGAGACGGCGAAGATTAGTAAATCAAATAACCAATATGGACGGTTATGCTCAAGTCTCGCAGTCGTGCATGGTATCTGCTCAATAAAAACCGGATTTTAGAAAAAAGAAGAGCGCGATTTCAGGAATTACGTCTTCAGTTCATTAAAGAAGCTGGAGGTAAATGCGTACTTTGTGGTGAAAACGACCCACACGTGCTTGAGTTCGACCACATCCACAATGATGGTGCCGAATTCCGAAAATCAAAAGGCGTAAAAGATTTTGTCGCCTATTTGAGAAAGGAAGGGTTAGACAGAAACAGAATTCAACTCCTTTGCAAAAATTGCAATTGGAGAAAAGAGCGTATTAGGCGACAAAAGAATGCCGCTAAAGATACGACCTAAACACAGGTTTAATGGCAATGGCAGATGATGTTGATAGGGCACAACTCCAAATGGAATTGATGGACGAGATTCGCAATAAGCAGATCACGGCCCGTCGTCCTGTTCAACGCGCCTACGATTGGTGCATTGATTGCGGAGAAAAGATTGAGTCGAAACGGTTAAAGGCCCTGCCCCATGCGGAACGCTGCATGGGCTGCCAGGAAGATTTCGAGAAATTCCAAAAACAGTATGGCGGCTGACGTACTCGATGTTGAACAGCTTGCTGAACTGATCGGTGTCTCACGACGCCGCGTTTTTCAGATGGCGCACGAAGGAAACCCTCCGCCAGTTGATCAGGCAGGGAAATACCCATGCAAGGACACTGGCGCATGGATCAGACAGAGGATTCTGACCGAGCTTGGCGTTTCAAGCACGGGTGAAGTTTACGACCTCAATGCTGAAAAGGCGCGACTGACCTATCACCAGGCCAACATCTCAGCCCTTGAAGAAGAGATCAAACGAAAGAACGTCATCCCCGCCGACGCGGTTGAAGCGCACTGGGAAGGGTTGGTAGCAAATACTCGGGCGAAGCTGCTCAACCTTCCAGGAAGGCTAGCCACAAAAGTGGTAGGGGCAGCGACGATACAAGACGCGGAACGCGAAGCGCGTGAACTCATTCACGAAGCTTTGCAGGAGCTTGCGGCCAGTGGCGTACCTTGAAGTAGTCGATAAAGTCTCGAATGCCGTCCGACGGGTATTCACTCCTCCGCCCGATCTTACGATCTCACAATGGGCGGAGGAGTACCTTTATCTGTCGCCCGAAGATTCGGCTGAACCCGGCAAGTACAAAATCGACCGCGCTTCCTACCAACGCGGGATGCTCGATGCCGTCAGCGATCCGACGATCAAAGAGGTGGTGCTTTGCACCTCATCCCAGATCGGCAAAACCCTCATGTCGAAAGCGATCCTCGGCTACTACATCAGCCAAGATCCGGGTCCGATCCTGGTCATGCAGCCGACTGCATCCGTCGCCGAAACCTTTTCAAAGGACCGACTGGCACCGATGATTCGGGATACCCCGATCTTGCGCGGCCTGATCGCCGATCCGAAGTCGCGGACATCCGGCAACACCGTCCAGAAGAAGTCATTTCCAGGTGGGCATCTCACCATGATCGGGTCGAATGCGCCGACCGAATTGGCCTCGCGCCCGATTCGCATCGTCTTTGCCGATGAGGTGGATCGCTACCCAACATCTGCTGGATCTGAAGGTGATCCTTTGTTCCTGGCGCGGCAACGTAGCGTCACTTTCTGGAATCGCAAATTCATCATGGCTTCGACGCCGACGATTGCCGGCATGAGTCGCATCTGGAAGGCGTTTGAGACCTCCGATCAAAGATATTACTGGCTCCCGTGCCCCCATTGCGGCGAGTTCCATACGCTGAAGTGGGCTCAGATGATCTGGCAGAACGAAGATCCGTCTACCGCCATGATGGCGTGTCCGCATTGCGGGGGCCTCTATAACGATGCCCAGAAGCTCAACATGCTTCAGCATGGCGAATGGAGAGCGTCTTCAACGTCCAGAGGCATTGCCGGTTTCCACATTTCAGCCTTGTATTCACCCTGGCAGACGTTTGGAGATGTTGTTTCCGAATGGCTGGCGAAGAAGGGCAACCCCGAGACGCTCAAGACCTTCGTCAATCTTCAGTTGGGCGAATGCTGGGAAGACCGCTCGGGTGAACAAGTCCAGGCCGATGTCCTCATGGCGCGTCGCGAGATGTGGGACGCGATCCCGGAAGATGTTGTCCTCCTGACCGCTGGCGTTGACGTTCAGGACGACCGACTTGAAGTTTCTCTCCTTGGGTGGACAGGGCTTGAGCAGTCCCGCGTTATCCGTCACTACCAAATCTGGGGCGCACCCGGTGAGCCTGAAATTTGGGGCCAGCTTGATGAAGTCCTGATGGGTGAATTTGATTGCGCGGACGGGCGCATCCTCCGAATTAGGGCGACCTGTATCGACTCCGGCGGACACCACACCCAGAGAGCCTATGAGTTCTGCCGATCCCGGCATGGCCGGCGCGTGGTGCCGATCAAAGGACGGGATGGATCACACCCGATCTGGCCGACCAAATCGAGCAAGACCTCGTTATCTAAAGGCGTCAGCTTGTTCTTGGTAGGCGTCGATACGGCGAAAGACCAGATCCGGTCTGCGCTTGCCGTCAACAATGCGGAGCTTCCCCGATACGTCGCGTTCAGTGCGGATCTGCCGGATGAATACTTCAAGCAGTTGACGAGTGAAAAGCGTGTCACCAGCTACAACAAAGCGGGCCAGGCCACCCGCAAATGGAAGAAGGCTCCTGGCACCCGCAACGAGGCACTGGACTGTTACGTCTATGCGCTTGCAGCCCTTGAATACCTGAAACAGGGCGGCTTGAAACTCAAATCAGTCGCTCGTCAGGTCTTGGTCGAGCCGACCCCCCTTGCTTCTGATCCCGTAGCGCAGCCGAGACAAGCTGCACCCAACCAACAGCCTACGGTGAAACCTAAGCCAAAGGCCCGAGTTTCGAGTGCGCTGCTGTGAACCTAACTATCGATTGCAATGCGGAAAAAGTAGCCAAATACGTGATGGATATTGCCGAACGGCAACTTCCATTCGCTCAAATGCGGACGTTGACCCAGTTGGCTTACCGCACCAAAAAAGCGGTCTACGACGAAATGGATCTTGTATTGGACCCGCCGCTGAAAAAATACACGTTGACTTCCATGAGAGTAGATCCCGCGACTTCCAAAGTGGGCATGGTCTCGAAGGTTTATTTGAATGATTTTAGAGGTGAAGACCGATCTCTAGGCCATCTTTTTAGGGGTGGAGATCGTCGATGGAAAAACATGGAAGGGGCGCTTTTGCGAAAAGGACTGATGCTTCCTGGCATGTATGCCGTACCGGGAGTCGGAGCCCCGTTGGATCAGTACGGAAATATTCCGGCTTCTTTTGTGAGATCAATTCTTTCGTATTTCCAAGCATTAAACGAAGGAAATATGAAGCAGAAAACAAAGAAGCTAAAAAGCAAAACTAGAGTTGATAAAGATACAGGTTTTAAGACCATCTACGGTAACGAGTATTTTATATCGTTTGGTCCAGGTCGAGCATCTGCAAGAACAGGACTAAAAAGCGGCTATACATATCAGCAAAACCAGCATTTAAAGCCGGGGATTTATTCAAGAAGTGGAACCCACGGGGTAAAAATCACCCCGATCATCATGTTCGTTCACAAAAAGAAGCCCTACCGAAGATACATCGATCTTCACACGCTGGGCGAACGTGTTCTTAATCAAAATAAAAACGCTTACTTTGCTCAAAACTTTGCCGATGCAATAGGCGGGACTAGAGGCATTCAACGCATGGTAGAGGCCGCCGACTAATGGCTGATCCCATCGATGAGCTTGAGATCATGTTAGAGGATGCCGTTGAAAATTCGGGCAACGCCGAACTTTTACCGTTGATTTACGGAGCCATAGATAAGCTTCGTCACCACTGGGGTGGTAATCGCGCCTACATTGCAAAAAGATCCCAGCAGCGCCGCTATGAAGAGATCGTCCAGCTTACCGAATCGGGATTGAAGCCTTCTGAAATCGCAGTAAGGACTGGCCTTTCAGTCAGCCAGGTCTACCGCGTCAAAGCGAAGACCTCCTCGTACATCTGATTCGCATTTTCGTCCTTATTTTGCGTGACAGACTCCGTCAAAGTGCGGAGCATGGCGTATACCCTTGAACAGCTAGCGAACGTAGAAGAGGCAATTGCCTCTGGAACTCTGCGCGTCGAACTCAACGGGCGTCTGGTCGTGTACCAGTCGCTTGCGGACCTCATTCGCCTTCGCGACATGATGAAAGCTGAGTTGGCGGTTGTGACCCCCGTTTCAGCGCGGGGCAGGGCGTGGAATCCTGTTACGGGGTCTGGACTATGAGTCGCGGTCGTAAGCGTAAGCTGACCGTGGTGGGGTCCAACACCCAGACGGTACGGAAATATGATGCAGGGTCTCGCACCCCGCGCATGTCTTCATGGTACGCCCCCAGTACCGATGCCACCTCCGCGATCAACAAGCCCACGACGATTCGTAACCGTGCGCGGGATCTCGTTCGTAATAACCCCTGGGCAGCCAAGGGTGTCGCCACCATCGTTAACAACACGGTCGGGTATGGCATTCGCTGCCAGATCAAGACCAAGTCCAAGACTCGACTTTCTCAGGTAGAAGCCAAGTGGAAAGCCTGGGCAGAGACCACGGCTTGCGATGCGGATGGCCTCCTCGATTTCTATGGCCTTCAGCAGCTTGCCTTCCGCTCGATGGTGGAAAGCGGCGAGTGTTTGATTCGGTTCCGTCCTCGTCGGGCCGAAGACAATCTGCCGGTTCCTTTCCAGATCCAGATCATTGAACCGGATCTCATCGCGGATAGCATCAACCAGGGCCAGATCGCCCAGCTTCAGGGTGATACTCAGAATCAGGTGATCCGAGGTATTGAATATGACGCGCTCGGACGCCGGGTTGCGTACTACCTCTATAAGGTTCACCCCGGATCTGAAGTCATCAACCTTCAGCCCTCGCAGTACACCCGCGTACCAGCTGACGAAGTGATTCACCTTTTCCGTTCCGACCGTCCGGGTCAGGAGCGCGGTGTTTCTTGGCTTGCGCCGGTCATCGTGACCCTTCGGGAACTCGGCATCTACGAAGACGCCTATCTCAAGCGCCAACAGCTTGCAAATCTCTTCGCTGGCTTCATGTACAGCGACAACCCTGCTGACCTGGGTGATGAACTCGAAGACGAGATCCCCGATCTTCAGCCAGGAACGATTTACCTGATGCGGAATGGCCGCAGAATTGAGTTCTCCTCACCCCCTCCTGCCGGTGAAGATCCTAAGTATCGTGACAGTTGCCTCCGAAGGGTAGCGGCTGGTCTCGGGATCTCCTATGAGGCCCTCACCGGCAATCTTTCTGAGGTGAACTTCTCATCCGCTCGAATGGGCGCGAATGATGCCGGTCGCAATTTCGATGCATGGCTTTGGAATCTCTTCATCCCAAGGTTCTGCAACAACATCTTCGACTGGTTCCTGAAAGTCCTTTCGATGCAGGGCACGAATGTCGCCGACATCACGGCGGAATGGACGCCACCGGCTCGGGTCATCGTGGACCCGAATAAGGAATTCACGGCTCTCCTCACTGCGGTTCGCAGTGGCTTTATGACGCTTCCAGAAGCCATCAGGCAGCAAGGATTCGATCCTGATCAGGTGGCCCAGGAGCAAGCCGAGTACCTCACCAAACTGGACGCGCTGGGCGTCTCCGTTGAATCCGATTTCAGGACTCAAGTGGCGACTCCGCCGGCCAACGATCAACCAGCAACCAATGGAGCTTCCAATGGCTAAAGGTAAAGGCAAGGGTGGAGGCAAAAAGAAATGCTAACCGAAACCCGAATCCCAATGCTGTCCACTCGGGCGGCTGTTCAGCCTCAGACGTACAACGAAGAGGCCAGAACGGTAGAGCTTACGTGGACTACTGGCGCTCAGGTTCGCCGATACGACTGGCTTGATGGCCCGTATCTCGAAGAACTGAGTCTCGATCCAAAAGCAATTCGCATGGATCGATTGAATGCTGGCGCACCGCTTCTGGCTAATCACCGTAGCAACTCTCTCGATAACGTCATTGGCGTTGTTGAGAAGGCATGGCTCGACGGTAACCAGGGCAGGGCAACGGTTCGCTTCAGCGACCGTGAGGATGTCCAGCCAATCATTAGCGATGTCCGGTCAGGCATCCTCAGAAACATATCCGTGGGCTACACCGTTCACGAGTATGAAGTCGAAAAGCCTTCTGAGCGCGGCGGAATGCCGACTTATCGGGCTATTGACTGGGAGCCAATGGAGATTTCCGTTGTGCCAATTGGAGCCGATAGTTTGGCCCAGATTCGTGGTTCGGAAGAACTGCATCCCGTTTTAATCACCCAAAGGAGTCCGGTAATGGAACCAGATGACAACACTCCGGTTAATGTGCCGGAAGCTCCCGTAGAAACCCCTGTCGCACCGAACGCGGAAGAGATCCGCGCACAGGTTCGCGCACAGGAAATCAATCGCATTTCAGCTATCCGCGAAGCAACTCGCAAAGCGAAGCTGAACGATGACTTTGCTGACAAGCTGATTGATGCCGGTAAGAGCATCGATGAAGCCCGTTCTGCAATCATCGACGCTTGGGCAACCAAGGCTGATGCATCAGCGACCTCTTCACGCATCGAGATGGGTGAAACCTCTGGTGAAAAAGCACTTCGCGGCGCAGAAGAAGCTCTTCTGGCACGTGCCGGTCTCGTCAAGCACGAAGACATCAAGGGCAACGAATTCCGGGGTATGCGTCTGAGCGATTTCGCTCGACTGTCTTTGGAAAACGAGGGCGTCAACACCCGTGGCATGAGCTACGACGCGATTGCTCAGATGGTTCTTCGCAGCGGCGGCGGACAGTCCACCAGCGACTTCCCGGTCCTGCTGGAAAACACCATGCACAAGACCCTTCTGGCTGCGTACCAGACGGCTCCCGATGCATGGCGTCAGATTGCTCGTGTAGGTTCAGTTTCTGACTTCCGCGCATGGAAGCGTCTCCGCACCGGCACCCTGGCTAACCTGACCGCAGTCAGCGAATCTGGCGAACTGCTCAACATGCCGATCAGCGATGCTGAAGCTGAAAGCGTCCAGGCAACTCGTTTCGGTAACATCATCTCAATCACCCCCGAGACGATTGTTAACGACGACTTCGACTGGATCGCCAATCAGGCAGCAGCCCTGGGCCGCGCAGCCGCTCGTACCATCGAAGCTACCGTATTCGCAAAGCTCCTCGCTAATCCGACCATGTCGGATGGTGAAAGCCTCCTGTCTACGGCGCACGGCAACATCCAGACCTCTGGTGGCCCGATCAGCGTAGCCAACATCGACGCGGGTCGCGTTGCGATGGCCAGCCAGATGGACATCGACAAGCATGATTACCTGAACATTCGCCCCAGCATCCTGCTGTGTTCGATTGCTTCTGGTGGCCTTGCTCGTACCGTCTGCAACAGCCAGTACGACCCGGATTCAGCCGCTCGTCTGTTGGTTCCGAACAAGATCAACGGCCTGGTCAACACCATCATCGACACCCCGCGCATCTCAACTGGCTGGTATCTCCTGGCCAACCCGACCGATGCACCGGTACTCGAAGTGGTATTCCTGGACGGCAATCAGAACCCGCGCATCCAGCAGGAAGAAAACTTCCGCACCAAGGGCCTCTCTTGGTCGGTCGAACTTCCCTTCGGTGTCGGCGTGATCGACTACCGTGGCATCTACTGGAACGATGGGGCCTGATCCCTAACGGTCTGAACGGGGCGGTTCGCCGCCCCAACTGCCAATTCTTTTGAGGAAATCGAAATGAAAAATTTTATTGCTGAAGGTGATGTTCTCCATTGGACGAACAGCACGGGCGCAGCGGTAGTCTCTGGTCAGGTCGTTAAGGTCGGCCAGATCATTGCAGTTGCTGCTGTTGATATTGCGGCGGGTGCAAGTGGCTCAGTCCATTGCTGCGGCGTTTTTGAAGTGCCGAAGAAGTCTTCCGCTGTCATTGCACAGGGCGCAGCCCTGCTGTGGGACGTATCGGCTGGCAACTTCGACGTTGGAACTGCTACGCCGGCCACGGGTGACGTATCAGGCGCGGCTTTTGCCTATGAAGCGGCGGCTAACGGCGCTACTACGGTAAAGGTTCACCTTGAATGCAGGATCGGCACCGTAGCGGCCTAAGCGGATGAGCGCATTCGATAAGGCTTGCCGCTTGGCTAACACGGGGTTATTCAACGTGATGGCTGACCCAGTCGAAGTCGATGGGGTTTCCGGCGCTGCTTGCGTAGTGCCGGAATCCAATATGCCAATCGGTGGGGGCGTTCAGCTTTTCAATGGCGCACATCTTGTTTTTAGGCAAAACGATTTTTCTGCAATAGCAATCAACTCTGAAGTTCTGCATGGGGATATCGAGTACATCATCCTTGAATTGGATGATGTGGATTCCTCGGGCGTTCGCGCAGGAAGAATGGCTAGAAAATGAAGCTACAGGAAATCGTTGATCAGCTTGAAACCGTTCCAGTTTTGGCTGGAAAGGTAACGGTCGGTATCCCGGCCATGATGGAAAATGTTGCCAGTTCTCCGTTTGCTTGGATTACCTCGGTGATCGAACAAGCAGGAGACAGTCCAGTCACTGGGCCTGTAAGGCAACTGGTTGATCTCCGAGTCGAGGTCACCGTTGGGGCCAGAAACCTCAACGACATGCTGGAAGTCCGAGATGCTGCTACGGCGGCACTCATCAACTTCCAACCTGATTTGAGCTATACGCCCATGACGTTTCGGATGGGGCGTATGGAATTTGGTGATCCAGGCTGGTTTTTATGGCGCGATGAGTTCCTTACCAGCTACTACCTTACTTGAGGCAAAACGATGGGCGAAAAGAAGAATCCCTTTGGCGGCGAAGGCGGAAGCTACATCATCAACGACAATCTCGAACGGGTGAAAGTTGGTGCCGCAGAGGCTCCCATTCAGCCTGTAGAAACTGCACTTGAAGAGCCGAATACCGATGTCGCCAGCGAATAAAAAGCTTCACGAATCGATCATTCGGTGCTTGAAAGGAATCATCTCAGCATATGAGGCTTGGCTGAAGGAATCAGCCACAAACTGACTTTTAACTCGAACCACCGGGTTCGCGGCTAGACCCTCGTAAGACACTCTAGCCAAAGGCCACCCCGGATTAACACCCCGGAGTGTCCTATGGCTACACGCTTATATATGCGAAATGCGGTGGTCCTCGCAAAAATCGAGACCACTGAGGGAGTTGACTCATCTCCTACCGGTTCCCAGAACGCGATTCTCGTTTCCGAGATGACCGTTAATCCGCTGGAAGGTAGTGATGTCAGCTTGCAGTACGTTCGTCCGTATTT